GCCGGAAACTGCCAGTATCCAGCCCTCTAGGCGTACGGTGGTGGAATGATTCGACCCGGCGACCTACGCGAGCGTGTCACTGTCCAGATCGCCAGCGGCACCACCAATGCCCTCGGCGAGACGGTCCTGGCGTGGTCCGACTCATCGGCCGTGTGGGCTAGCGTCGAGGGCGTATCCGCCCGCGAGGCCCTGACGGCCGGCCAGCAGGAAACCACCGTGACGCACCGGCTGCGGCTGCGGCACCTGCCCGGCCTTAACAGCCAGATGCGTTTCGCCTGGCGTGGCCGCACGCTCGAGATCTCCAGCCTGCTCGAGCACGGCAACCGCACCGAGCACGAGGCGATCTGCATGGAGCGTCGCAATGGCTGAACAAACGGGAATCAGCATCACGACGAACATCCCTGGGCTGGAAAGCATCCGCAATGCGTTCGTGGCCCTGCCAAAGAATCTGGCCGCCAAGCACATGGCTGCCGGGCTGCGGCGTGCTGCCGAAAAGGGCGGCACCCTCCAGGCCCTCAAGTCAGCAACGCCACGCGGGCCGACCGGCAACCTCCGGCGGTCCATTGCGATCAAGAGCAAGCGATACCCGAGGACCGGCGTTGGCGTGGTCGTGCTCGGGTTCCGGTCTGGCCGCACGATGAACGAGCCATTCGATAACAAGAAGCTCGGCTACCACCAGGGGCTCGTCGAGTTCGGCACCAAGGAGCGTACCCGCCGCACGCAGGGCGGCACACGGGTGTCCACAGGAAAGATGCCGGTCGGCGGCTCGTACGGCAGGCCGCCTGTGCGGTCGGCGTGGGAACAGACCCGCGAGCGAGTCGAGTCGCTGATGGTCGAGGAAATGAAGTCGGCTTTTAACGCTGCCGCCCGCGAGCTCGCCGACAAAATCAAGTCACTACAGGGGCCGTTCTGATGGCGCTGAAATCCCCAGAAGCGATCCTGCGAAATGCCCTTGTAGCCAACGCCGACGTGCAAGCGTTGATCAGCGGGCGGATCTACCCGCTCCGCTACGTCGGGCCGGCTCCGATCCAGTTTCCGCTGATCATCTGGCGGCGTGCCCGGGTTCTCCGCGAGATGGCGATGGGTGGCCCAGTGGGCCTGCCCCGGGTCACGGTCGAGATGTACGTCTACGGCACCACCTACGAGACGGCACGAGACCTAGCAGATAAGTGCCGGCGGGTTCTGGATGGGTTCGCTGGCGTTCTCGACAATACGGAGGTGCGGCAGGCGTCCTTGATGGACGAAGCCGACGACTTGGTGGAGATCGACGGAGCGGAAAACTCGCTCTATCTGGTCCGGCAAACATACGACCTCTTTTGGCTGGAGAATTAATACATGGCTTCGCACGCTCAGGGCACGACGCTCACTTTCGGCGGCACGGGCTACACGGTCACGAACATCACCTACTCGATGACCGACGTGTCCGCTGGCGACACGATCGACGTGTCGCACCTCAGCCAGTCTGCTGGCAGCAACGTGTTGACGATGGACCGGCCGCTCAAGGGATCGGCAACCGACACGGGCCGCGAAGTCAGCATCGAGTACCTCGGCACTGCACCTATCACCGACGGTGCCACGGGCACGCTTGTCATCTCTGGCGGGCTGACTCTTTCGGCGGCCGCCACCGTCAGTTCGTCCAGCGTCACGCTGGCGACCAATGACGCCACGCGGGGCCAGGCCACCTTCCGAGTCGCGCGGGTCTAGTCCGCTACGGAGGCTTCCGTGGCGACGTACTCGCAAGGCTGTACGGTGTCGTTTGCCGGCTCTGCAATCACAGAGCTGGCGAGCGTGCAGCTGGAGCTCGGCGGCGGTACGCCCGTGAATCGCAGCGGCAACGCGTATGCCCCCAGCGGCGGCAGCGTGAGCGTCGAAGCTCTCGCGCCGACTAATTTCAACTGGGGCGCCTACGGCTCGCTCAGTATCAGCGGTGGCGGCGTCAGCTTGACATACAACGCAGTATGTACAGGCAAGGGAGCCACAGCGGCTGCCAACGATGTGACGCGTTACACGTTCACGTTCGACCTGATTGGATGAACCTATGGCACTGACCAAAGAACAGATTCTGGCAGCGGACGACCTGGGCCTCCTCGAGGTCAAGGTCAAGGAGTGGGGCGGCAGCGTGTTCATCCGCGTGATGACCTGCGGCGAGCGAGACTCTTACGAGAACGATTGGGTGGCGAACAAGGGTAAGGGTGTCGAGAACTTCCGCACGAAGTTCCTGGCACGCTGCCTGTGTGACGAGAAGGGCGCGCGGCTGTTCACCGACGCGGAGGTCGAGCAGCTGGCAAAGAAGTCGGCCAAGGTGATGAGCCGCGTGTGGGCCAAGGCGATGGAGCACAACGCTCTCACCGACAAGGACGTGGAGGAACTCGCAAAAAACTAGCAGTCCGCCCGACGCGTGTTTTTCTGTTTCGTCTGGCGGCACATCTCGGAATGACGGTCAAGCAGTTGTGCCAGGAAATGGACAGCCGGGAGTTTGCCGAGTGGATTGCATACCACCGGCACTTCCATCCGCTTCCTGACACATGGCGGCAGACGGGCCTGGTGGCCAGTGCGACGCTCGCGCCGTACTGCCCGCGGGGCAGGACGCCGAAGGCTGAGGACTTCGTTCCGGTTGTGAAAGCACCGCAGCACGAACTGCAGATACAGGAAGCGTTGGAACAGTTGGCACGAGACTTGGCGGGTGACTAATGGCGACGGTGATCGGACTCGGCGTGCAGTTCTCGGCCAATGCCAACGGCATGACCAAGGGGCTGTCGCAGGTCGACCGTCAGCTGCAGAACCTCGGCAAGCAGGCCGCGGCTGCGTCGTCGCTCTTCGACTCGTTCACGGCGGCAAGCGGTGCGGCAGCTGCGGCCCAGCAGCAAGTGGCCACGGATATCGCGTTTCTCGGCAGTGCCCTGAAGACCGGGCAGATTTCTGCCCAGGAGTACGCCTCGGAACTGCAGGCCATCGTCGGCAGCGCCCAGACGGCGGCGGCAGCGTTTGCCGAAGGTGCACGGATCACCGACCAGGTGGCCACGGCCGAGGAGCGGCGTACGGCTGAGCTCGAGCGGCTGGGCCAGCTGCTCGCGGCCGGAGCGATCAGCGAGGAGACGTACAGCCGTGCGGCGGCAGAGGCCAGCGGTGCCAACGAAGAGGCGGCGAAGGCCGAGACCGACCGGGCAAAGGCCCTGGCACGCGCGGCTCAGATCACGCAGGCCAACCTAAGCCCTCAGCAGAAGTACGACGCGGCGGTCCAGGAATTGAGCGACCACCTGGCCGCTGGCCGCATCTCGCAGGAGACGTACAACTCGGCAATCGCCAAGGCTACGACTGACTTCGACAAAGCCAGCAGGGCCGCTGCAGGATTTGAAGACGCAGCCGCGGCTGGTGGCGACGGCGGCACGATGAAGTTCAACGAGTTGTCCGGCGTGCTGTCGGCCTTGCCAGGCCCGATCGGCAATGTGGCCGGCCGTCTGTCAGGTCTGGCGTCTGCTGGCGAGGGTCTCGGCAAGGTCTTCGGCGGCGGTGCCGGCCTGTCTGGCGGCCTTGCCAACATCGGAGCCTCGGTGGCTGGGATGGTGAATCCGTTCACTGTCGGCCTCGCTGCGGTGGCTGCGTTTGGTGCGGGTGCTACCGCGGTGGCCAGCGGGCTGCTCGACCTCGAGGACCGCGTCGAGACGCTCGGCAACACGGCCGACAAGCTGGGCGTGTCGTTTGAGTTCATCCAGACGCTCGAGGAAGCGGGCAACCGCTCGGGCGTTTCCATCGAATCAGTCAGCAGCGCCTTCGGCAAGCTACAGAAGACGCTCGCCGGTGCAGACGAGGAGAGCAAGGCCGCGACTGCGGCCCTGGCCAAGCTGGGCATTTCGTTCACGGACTTGGAGAACTTGAGCCCGGAAGAGCAGATCCGCCTGGTCGGCGAACAACTGCAGGGCATCGAAGATCCCGCGAAGCGGACGGCCGCTGCCATGCAGATCTTCGGCAAGAGCGGCGCCGACCTGCTGCCGTTCTTTGCCAACCTCGGCCCGGCAGCCGACGACATCGAGCGGCTCGGTGGATCACTATCGGCCATCGACCGTGGCCGCATTGATGACTTCGGTGCAGGCATCGACGCCCTGGGCGTTGCCAGTTCCCGGCTCGGCGAGCTGCTGCTGCTGCCGTTTGTGGGCCTCGGTGAAGGCATCGCACAAGGCTCTGCCGAGTTCCTGGGCGGCATCAACGCTATCGTCGGGCCGATTGGCGACGTTCTGGAACCGGTGCTTTCTGGTCTGGGTACAGCGTTCGAGGTTGTCGGCGTGGTCATCGGCGGCATCGGCCGCGTAATCGGGGAAATCATCTCGCCTATCGGAGACCTGGCCCAAGCGTTCGGCGCGGTCGGTGAATCGTTCGGCACCGCGTTTATCGACGTTGTGCGATATCTAGTCGACGGCGCGGTAGCTGCTACAGATTTCGCCGTATCGTTCTCGCCGCTCGGTGCAGTTGCTGACAACCTTGGCGGTCTTGGCGAAACCGTCTCGCGTGTTGCCAACATCATTGGCACGGCGCTCTCACAGGTCGGCAGCTACATCGGCGACTCGCTGGCGTCGTGGGCTGAGTTCTTCGGCCTGCAGTCTGCCATTGAACAGATCGGCGGCGTGATCTCGTCCGTATTCGGTGGCGTGTCGTCCACATTCGAAACGATCGCCAACGCCATCGGCGGGACCGTTGGACGCCTGCTCACCATTGCCGAGAACTTCCTCGGCATCACCGCCGAGGTCGAAGAGCCGGTGATTCCCGAACTCGACCTGTCACAGCCCACGCTGGCCGCCTCGCAGTTCGCCAAGGAGATCGGCACGGCGGCCACGGCGGCCGCGGAGTTCGGCCAGGCTGGCTTTGAGGCTGCAGTCGCCTATCAGACCTCGCTAGAGCAGATCGCACAGCTTCAGGCCGACAACACGTTGACGGCCGACGAGGCGAAGAAGGCGGCCGAGCAGGAGAAGGCTGCGTTCGAAGCCAAGATCGAAACGCTGGACCAGGAGGCACAGGCCCAGGCCCGTGCTTCCGAAGCTGCCCAGAAGGCCGCCGACGAGAAGATCGCAGCGGCTGAGCGTGCTGCAGCTGCTGCCGTCGAGGCCGACCGCAAGCTGGCCGACGCGTTCATTTCCGCACAAGGTCTCGGCGGCGGTGACGGAGCGACGCCAGCCGACACGCTCCTGGCGATCGTCAGGCAGATCGAGGAGACCGAGGCGGCCATCGTCGAGGCCCGTGCCAGCGGCGACAAGGCTGCGGAGGATGCTGCCATCCGGCGGCTGCAGGTTCTCGACCAGGCCCAGGCCGCGGCGGAAGAAACGGCCCAGTTTGGGTTCTCGACCCAGGA